GATAATGAGTCATTAATGACAATGGATATACCATCAGGTACTGAAAGATGTATTTTATTTCACTCTTTCAATACTGCGTTATTACCTGAAAAAAAAGGTACATAGAATTTAACGTTGAAGACTAGAGAATAGTCAATAGGGACGGCGGTGCGATACCGCCCACCTCCACCATTCACTTAAAACACCTAAGGGTGCTTTGAGGGGGTGATATAGGTTCGACCGTTGATAAAAACTAGTTGGAGTTAAATCGCTAATATCGTACTATTAATCAATAAATGCTAACGAAAGTTATGCTATGGCTGCCTAATTAGGCAATCGGCGTTTGGTGGGTACGTGGCAACAGAAACTCACCACCTAGGGTGGTGAACGCTAGCGGTAGTAACCACCCTTTACAAACTTAACAGAATGTGATATATTATACCTATGAATAGTAAAGAATTTAGTTTAAAAATTGAGAGTATTGTAAGAGAAAAACGTATAACTTATATGGATGCTGTTGTCTGGTATTGTGAACAAAATGAAATAGACACTGGCACTGTATCATCAATGATTAATAAATCATTAAAAGAAAAAATCAAAATAGAAGCACAAGAAAGAAATATGGTAAAGTTTCCTAGGTCAGGTAAACTACCTTTATAATTATGTATGGAGGATTTGATGTATTTAAAATCTACTTGGCAATCAAACTTCACTTCACTAGTGAGAAGTATGACTTTTTTAAATATGAGGGCAAAGTAAATTGTAAATTAGATACCTTTACAAAAAGAAATGATAGATATTTTTTTCATAAACTTTCACAGAAATATAAACAAGATGAAATTGTTGATTTCTTTGTGGCTAACTTCTTATCAGATAGTAAAAAGTGGGTTGGTAACTTAATAAGAAATGATGGTAATGAAACCTATTTGGCTTATAGAAAAAGTAAAGAGTCACTTACGTACAATTTTAGAAATGATTGTAATGTCATTTATAATGATTTTAATGTTAAGCGCTTTTCTTTTGATGATGGTTTCAATGTATTTGGGGGACAGCATCCACGAATCTTACAATTACTTATTCAAAAGAAAATTACTTACCAGACCGCCGTCATATTGGATTACTTTCTTGCGTTTTCTAAAAATTGGGACATACAAATTAAAGAAAAAGTGGTTTGGAAAGATATATCCAAACGTCTTAAAAAGTTTAGGTCGTTTGTGAAATTTAATCCTACAGAATGTAAAATAATTTTAAAAGAAGTATTTTTATAATGAGTGATACTGTTTTTTGTATAGGTAATGGTGAAAGTCGTAAAGATTTTGACTTGACACAACTAAGAAAATATGGTAAGATATATGGTTGTAATGCTTTGTATAGAGATTTTACACCAGACGTATTAACAGCTGTCGATCAAGGTATTTCACACGAAATATATCAATCAGGTTATTCAAAAGAAAATGAAGTGTGGTTAAGAGGTTGGACTAAAGTACCTAAACATATGTTTGAAAGTATGGTGTTTGGTAATGTAAGTGAACAAGAAGTCAATGACTTTGAAAAATATGATGTACTCAAACAAAATAAAGAACAAAAAGAATTTGCTAAAGAGTTTGTATTTCACGGTAGTAGTTTAAACGGTGTTGTAGGAGTGTTAAGAAAAGGAAAAGATAAAGAAACTGAAGTTGTTAAAAAAGAAATTAATCATAAAAGTGCTTTAGTAAGTTGGGTTTATGAAAATGATAAGTCACATTGTTTAACAGAAATTATGCCTTTAAATAAAGATAGAGGTTGGGCTTGTGGTTCTACATCTGGTTATATTGCTTGTCAAAAAGAAAAACCTAAATCACTATTTTTAATAGGACACGATTTAAATAGTACAACAAATAAAATTAACAATATGTACAAAGACACAAAACATTATGGTATTAAAGAAGCATCACCAATACCATCTGTAAATTGGATAACACAATGGGCACATTTATTTACAGAAAATCCTACAGTAAGATTTTATAAAGTAAATAAATTAGGTATTACAGGTAAAAACCACGTTGATACTGAAATCCAAGAATGGTCTGGAATAGAGAATTTAAAATATATTGATTATCCAAAAATGCTTGACATTTTAGGTAAATTGTGATATATTATAGAGATATGTTAAAACAATTAAAGATTCGAACTTTGATTGACCTTGTGGCTGAACAACGTTTAAGCGGATGTAAGGCACAGGTAGAGAGGGTTATGGGCAAATGCCTGAAGACACTCTATTTGGTTGTAAGTATGGACCATCTAACTATTAGATTGGACGCTTCCAGAAAGCTTGTGGGTAAACCAATAAATCCCACCAGGTACATATAATAAGATGTATAAATAATAATGATACCGATTATACAGGTAACACAAATACGAAATACGATTAATACAAGGAGAAAAATATGGATTTCGAAACATTAAAACAATCGTCAAGTAACTTTGACAAACTAACCAAAGCCTTAGAGGCAAATCTCAATCCCGAAGATAACAAAACAGATAAATCAAAATACGTTGATGAACGTTTTTGGAAACCTGAAATGGATAAAACAGGTAACGGCTATGCTGTTATTCGTTTCTTACCTGCTGTTGAAGGTGAAGACTTACCTTGGCAACGAGTATGGTCACACGCTTTCCAAGATAAAGGTGGCTGGTATATTGAAAACTCTTTAACAACACTTGGTCAAAAAGATCCTGTTAGTGAAGAAAATACAAGACTATGGAATACTGGTTTAGATAGTGATAAAGAAATTGCTCGAAAGAGAAAAAGAAAATTATCATACTATTCTAATATCTTAGTAGTCAGTGATCCAAAACATCCAGAAAATGAAGGTAAAGTGTTCTTATACAAATTTGGTAAAAAGATATTTGATAAGATTACAGAAGCACTACAACCTGCTTTTGAAGATGAAAAGCCAACAAACGTATTCGACTTTTGGAAAGGTGCTAACTTTAAGTTAAAACTTAGAAAAGTTGATGGTTATTGGAATTATGATAAATCTGAATTTGAGAGTGTATCGGCGATTGCTGATAGTGATGACAAGATTAAAGAAATCTGGTCAAAACAACACCCTCTAAAACCTTTCTTAGCTCCCGATAATTTTAAGACCTATGACGAACTTAAAGAGAAACTGAATAGGGTAATTACAGGAGTAAGAAGCGCTGAAACAGTTGACAAAACAGACCTCCCGCCTAAGTCAAATGGCTCAGTGAAAAGTAGTGAAGTTGCTCAACCGAAGGCAGACACTAAAGTTGAACTAAATGATGATGAAGATGATACTTTGTCTTACTTTAGTAGGCTTGCTGAAGACGAGTAAATCTCTCCGCTTCATAACTTTAAGGGGGCAGTAGAAATACTGTCCCCTTTTTTATTTCTCATATAAATATTGCTATGGTAAGCATATTAGATCCACTTGTTGATAGACAAGGGCAAAGTAGAAAATCAGCAAATTGGTATAGAAATGCTGTGTCTTCTATTGCCGATAAGATAAGTGCTAGAAAGTTGATGAATCAAGGAAAATTGATACAAAGACCTAGTACAGGTAGATTAAATATGTTTTTTTATGATCCTAAAACAAAGGATAAATTACCATATTATGACACTTTTCCTCTAGTATTGCCGTTAGAGGCATTTAGAGGTGGTTTTTTAGGTATGAATTTTCATTACCTACCATATTTAACAAGATTTAGATTGTTAGAACAATTACAGTCTTTTGCTACAGGCAATCCTATGAGTGAAAATACTAGATTAGATGTAAGTTACGATAGAGTTATGGATAATAATTTAGCAAAAAAGACATTTAAGAAATATTTGTGGTCACACGTTAGAAGTAATTTTTTGAGAATAGACTCAAACGAGGCCGCTCTTGCTGTATATTTACCTGTACAGCAATTTAAAAAAGGGAGACCATACTAATGGCAATATTAAGAGGCGGAGTCCGTATTGGTGGTTATGATATTAGATTAGGACTGCCTAGAGATAGATCGTTAGATAATGTAGGAAATGATCCTAGAATAGGACAAAGAGCAGGTCCTACAGGCGAACCAATTGTTAAATTAGCAGATCAAAGAATTGCTGAAGCAGCCAAGGGTGCTAAATCAGCAAAAGTTGTAACAGGTACAGATTATACTGTGGGCGATGCTCATAGAACAAGAAGTTATAAAGAATCTACAATAGGTCGTTTCTTATCTAGCATTGGTGACGCTGGTTTTGCCAGACCAAATAGATACCTTGTAGTAATCTATCCACCTTCATCTTTATTAGGAAGTGAAAATGAATTAACAAAACCTGAGATGATACGAAACGTTGGTATGATGTGTAACAAGGTAGATTTTCCTAGTAGAGATATTAATACAAACGAAGTAAGAACTTATGGTCCTAAAAGAAATATGCCTTATGCTTATTCTTTTCCTGGTACTTTAGAGATGACATTTTACAGTGACAAATATTTAAAACAAAGGTCTTTTTTTGAAAACTGGCAGTTACAAATATTTAATTCAGATACTCATAATATGAATTACTATCAAAATTATATTGGTCAAATGGACATCTATCAATTAAGTACATCAATGACCGAAGATCAACCACCACCTTGGGGATCAGGTCAATCTATTCCTGTAACTGAAATTACATATGCTGTTAGATTGTACGAAGTTTTTCCTGAA